CCGTCCGTCTTAGGCAGTCGGCAATTGCTTGCCTCCAGGCAGTCCACCCAGCGGAGCACCTCCTCCCAGCCCGCGAAGCCGCCCACCTGGCGGTCGTCGACGTAGAGGTCGGCGTGCACCTTTCGGGTATCGCTCCCGTGGTAAGCATCTATATTACCCTTGTCATTACGATTGACGTAATCGTAGGGGATCTCGTGATCTCGGCACCAGTTGAGTGCCGCAGTTAGGTCCTCACCTGCCCGGCAGGTCCAGAGGATGAGGATATGTCCCTCCTCGTGCAGGCGGCGCATGGCACGGACTGCACCCGGGAGGGTCGGACCAAGCCCCGGATAGGGCTTGGCATTGAGGACTCCATCAATGTCTACAGCGATGACCATAGCCTTACTCCTCCTCTGTGGTGTCGGACTTGGCTCCCGGGATGCCGAAGGTCACCCCGGGGTCCTCCTCTGTCATTACGTCGGTGACCGAGAGTGGCACGCTCGTCCACTCTCCGGAGCGGTCGGAGCGCTCCTGGACGCGGACGTACATCTTCGTCGCGCTCGGCTGGTAGCTGTCCTCGATCAGCTCTACCCCGCTGATGAAGTCCTCGCTCCCCGACTCCTCGGCATAGCGGCGGAGCTTGATCACCTGCCCTGCCTTGAGCGACCCGCGGGCGTCCTTGGCGAGGAGGCGGAGGAGCATCCCCGCCATCTGCTGGCTCTTCTCGTCCGTGGCGAGGGACTTGATGTAGCGTGTGACGAGGTCGATGCCCTCATTCACCGTGTCGCGGTAGCCGTCGGTGGTATTGACCCCGAGGATGATCCGTGCGGTGCCATCGGAGTTGGTGAAGGTGTGGGACCACTGCCCCTCCTCCTTAGAGAGGCCGAGGACCTCCCGCTTCATCTGGATCACGCTCGAGAAGGTGTCGAGCGTCTTCGACTTGAGCGACTTGAGGATGTCGGAGGCGGCTCTGTACTGCGGCAGCACGTCGCCGATCGCCTCGTCGACCAGCTCATTGTACGTCTCGAGGGCGCTCTTGCGGTCCCTCATCGCCTGCCAGCGGCGAAACTCCTCCAGCTCTCCGGCCGTGATCTCCGCCGCCGTTGCCTTGATTTCTTTCTCTTCCATGATTGTAGATATTGTTACTTAGTTGATGTTGCTGTTACTTGTCTTAACTGTCCCCTCACGAGTCAGGAGGTAGTACTTACCCCGGAGGGGTGTGGGGGTGGTCTCTGCACGCTTCGGTGCCTCCCCCTGCTTCCGGATCATCGCCCGGAGCTTCCGCGAGAGGGCGGAGAGCTCCTCGGAGGTGAGCCGTCCGAAGGGCTTCCCCGCTATACGGGGGTCCTCTGCGAAGGCATTGATGCGGCTCCAGTCCCTCGTGTCGATGCCGTACTCCTCCATCAGGTGGAGGCACATCGAGCGGCGGCGGGTGCGGGTCTTGTCCTTGGCAGGGGCGAGGCTCCTCGCCTGAGCGCGGAGCTGCACCCTCAGGCGCGTGAGCTCACGATCGGACAGCTCTCGGAGGGAGGTCGTGCGCCCGTCGGACACCTCGGAGACGGCGATTTCCTTCGCCTCCTCGGGGGAGAGCACTCCCCGGGTGGCGTTGATCAGCCCCCAGATCGCTGTATAGTCTCTCTTCTTACTCATATACTCATAGGCGGCAGCCTAATTACTAATTCCTAATTGCATGAAGACGCTCGACCCCACGGTCTGCTCGTATACGCCCATCTGCTCGGAGGTGAGCATGAGAAGCACGGGGGCGAGGGTCATGGCCTCCTCGGGGGAGAGCCCCAGTCGGTACTCTCTCCGGGGGCTTGCGAGGCGCTGGCGGATCCGCACGAGGAGCCGATAGGTGAGGGCAAGGTCTGCCTCCTCCCTCAGCGACTGAGGTCGCCCGAGGAGGGAGAGATACCCCTCGAGGGCACGGCGGAGGGTCTCCAGCCCGGCACCCGAGATCCGCATCTCCCGTCTCTGTGCGACCAGCGTCGCCACTTCCTGCTCTGTCATCTCCTTATCTTTCTGATGAGCCCGGCGAACTTCCGCCAGACCCAGGTGATTGTCCACTCTATTACTGTTTCGTCCATTACTCTGATAGCTTCTTGATGATGTCAAGCTCTCGCGGGGAGAGCTTCCATACGTGATTCTCCGGCGGAGGCGTATTGCGGAGCGCCTCAGCCACTCTGTCGCTCACCAGCATGCCGGATCCGTAGATAGCCTTCCGGAGGCGTCTCTGATGGTCCAGAGCTCGCACGAAGTGCACCTCATCCTGCCGCACTCGGAAGGAGAGTCCTCGAGCGACGTACTTCGAGAGGAGCGCTCCCGAGACCACATGGTAGGGGTAGACATAGCGTGCCTGCCCCTTGGAGGAGTGTGCCTTCGCCTGTGTCTGCTCGATCGACTGCTTGAGTTCCGGGGCGAGGATAAGAGCGAGGTCGCCGAAGAGGTTGGAGACAAATCCTGTACTCACCACGGCACCATTGGTGTAGGTGATATTGGCGTCGGATACAATGCTGGTCAATCTATCCGACGGAGAGGTGAGAAGGGTGAGCGAGGGGGCGAAGAGGAAGAAGGGGATCTCCCGCTCCAGGTAGAAGCTCTTGATCTCCGAGAGGATGGAGAAGGGAGGATTGTCGATCACGACAGCACCGGTGTAGTCCTCCGCCTGATAGTCGCCCCCGGGGTAGAAGGGGCGGACGATCCGGAGGTCCAGCACTGCCGGCACCTCCTCCAGCACCCACGCCTTCACCGCCTCATACACCTCCTCCGGTGTGAAGCAGTCGTCCGTGGTCCTCTTAGGCTTGAATTTCTCCACGAAGCTCTTGTACTCGCCACTGTCCTCCTCGTCGAAGAACTCCAGCGCCAGCTTCTCAATCCTATTTTTCTTCTCGCTCATCACTCCTTTACTCCTTATCCTAACTCTTCGTCATATATATCCACGAGCGGAGTCTCCGTGAGGGAGTATATACTCCAGTCTGCGAGGGTCGATGACAATCTTTTTTTGATGTCTTCATGAGCATCTTCAAAATCATCAGCCTGCACAAGCACATTTACGTAGTTGACTTTCTCCACTCCGTTCTTCTCATTCAGAGTTAAGAATCCTAGTCTTGCCTTATAGTACTTATTCCCTCCGCTACGATACACCTCGGCATATTTGACAACCTTGACGCTCTCCACCTCATGCTTTTCCGTGGTAGTGCTGAGTTCTCGATGTACTCGCTCTTCTGCTTCTGTGAAAGTGACGGCATTAAGCAAGTAGTAACGATGCTCCTTCTGGAGCATTCCAGATTCATTGATTGCCTCTACGGCAACTTTACATTCTATCCAATTCATAATTCCTAATTACTTCCAGTACTTCTTAGCTCCCTCCTCCCAGATGTCCAGCCATCCCCGTGGGCCGAGGAAGCGCCCCTTGGAGTGAGCTCGGTAGCCCTCCACCCAGATCTTCAGCATGGCATCGTACATGATGCGATTGGCGGTGCGACCGTCCGGCTTATTCCCTCGTGCCTGGCACGAGAAAACGAAGAGGTGACGGGGAAACTCCCCCACGAGCGACATATAGTCCTCGAAGCTCAGCCCCGCATACTGGAGGCTGTCGATGATCACCATCCGGGGACTTCTCCGCTTCCTCAGCCGAGCCCGGAGGGTCTCCATATCCTCCACCACGATGAGGAGGCGACCATTGACATCCGCCATGTCGTGCCGCCTGAGCTGCTCCTGGAAGCTGAGGCTCGTCCCCTCCTCAAGGCTGTCGTAGATCACTCGTCCATGTCGGCAGAGCTCTCGAGCGAGCTGCATGAGGAAGCTACTCTTCCCGTTGCCACTCTGGCCCCAGACAAACCATGTCCCACACTTCTCCGGCTCCCCGAAGGCTGCCCGCCACTCGACGGAGAGGTCAAAGGTCTCCTTCTTCATCCTGAATATTTGCTTAGGGCTGTAGCCTCTCTTGCGTCCCATTTATCTATACCTTTGTCTATGTCTCACTTGTAACACCATATCAATATGAATACTCCCAATCGTCAGATACCGGAGAGTCACTATCTCGATCAGCTGCATGTGCTTCAGGATCTGAGCGAGAGGGCTCATCAGTCAGAGGCCGGCCTACAACGCACTTTCTTGTCTCTTCAAAGTACCCTACTCGCCGTACTGGTCGCCCTCCGCCCGACCACTCCTCTATCCACAGGGCTTCTGGTGCTGTACCTTCTTGCCCTTGTGTTACTCTTACTTGGATCCCTATCTTCGCTATGGACGCTATATGATTTATCAACTCTCCCCAAGCGTAGTCAGGCAGCATTTCACGACGAAATTCAATCTGCAGTGAACGAGGGTCGTAGGGTTCGACCAATATTCGGGCGCGAGTCTTGGGGAGAAAAGTATCTTCCACGCCTCTCCGCCATCTTCTTAGTAGGAGCCTTGCTCTCACTGATAGCCTTTGCAGGCCTTTCCTTAGTCTCATAGTCATCTCGCTGCTTTTACCAGTTTCTTCACCCGTCGGAGGTCATTCTCAGAGGTGGCGGCATCGCTTGCGATGCGTGCCAGCGTCTCCTCATCACGCACGCCATTGCCGGCGGCCACGAGGCAGACATCCTCGGTCGTCACCGGCTCGGTCCGGAATAGCCTCCTCCCCAGGCGGCTATTCAGCTCGGCGTACCCTCTCCGCTGATTGCGGAGCCCCCTCCGAAGTCGTGGCTCCACAGCTCCCGTAGAGAGGAAGACAAGGCCACAGCGGTCCTCGAGGAGGTTGTAGATCTGTATGAAGTAATTGAAGCAGCCATCCGTCAGCTTATCCGCCTCGTCGAAGATCAGCACAGGCCGCTCCTCACTGATGAGTACCTCCACGATCTCCATGAGGCACTCCCTCAGGCTGGTGCCGGTGAGCTTGCGACCGATAGAGCGCGCCAGCTCGCGGAGGAACTCTCTCCTCACCATGTCAGCACAGAGGACGTAGTGAGCGTGTGTGTGCGTCTCGGCGTAGTGCCTGGCAGTGGTGCTCTTACCGCTCCCCGCCTCGGCGACAATCCACGTACAGCCGGCCTCCTCCTGCGCATCCTGGAGGACGGCGGTGATCTCCCGAAAAACTCCTGTCTCGACGAGCTGCCAGCCGGTGGCGCCGCCGGCAGGGCGGGTCTTGGCCGCCACCTCTCTCCACTTGTCGTCCGACACTTGCCCCTTGGGGTCCAGGGCGAGCATCACGCTCACCGTGCTCGAGGAGATGCCCAGCATGGTGGCTGCCTTGGACTGGCTGCCTGCTTTCTTCTCCACATACTTGAGCAGCTGCTCTTTGATCCTTTTTTTCTCTTCTCTCTTCATCGTAGTAAGTTCTTATATGGTTTAGTACTTTCTTTTCCAGTCTCGAGCGCTATCCTTTGCGGGCGTTGCTATCGCTCCGCCGGCACTCTTTCTCTTGTCTTTTGGGGCCTCTATAAGCGCCCCCTCGATGGTGTCCCAGGTCATCATGCTCACCACCTTCTCCACTGCCGCCGGCTCGATGGACGTGATGGCGGAGAGGGGCTGGAGGGGTACCGGGTGGATACCCTCACGAGCGAGGGCAGCGCGGCGCTCTCGCACCTTCCGGTCGGTCGCCTGGTCAATATAGGCGTGATCCTCGGCGCGGGTGCTCTTGGGGTCGGGAGCGAGGGAGGGCTTTCCCACCCGCCAGACGGCGTCGGTGGCTCTGCCATCGGCCTCCAGCTCGAGGCGCGCCCGCTTATCCTCTCGCTCTATCTGGCGGATCCACTGACGATCCTCGGCGGTTTGCTCCTGAGCAGCTCGGTGGATCACCACCTTGGGCATCAGCGTCCGCTCGTAGCGGAGGTCTCCGCTCGCCTCTTGGCGATAGAGGTACACTCGGGTGTCATCCTCGGGGTCATACCGCACGACAAAGGTCTCGTCCACATGCTTAGCTCGCCACTCCCAGTCCACGGTAAGCTCTCCCTCGGAGGTGTGGGTGTAGGCATCGTAGCTCCGCACCTCTTCGCCATCCTGCACGTCAAGTCCGTCACCGGTAAATGTGATCGGACGGGGGCGAGTGAGGAGGAAGAGGTCGCGCCGGTCGCTCTCTGAGAAGGACGTGAGGGCGACATTCTTGCTCTCCTCGTACATCTTCCGCCTGGCGATGCCGGTCCGGTGGTGGGGCATCTGATTCCATACCTCACGGAGCTCTCGGTACTGCTGAGTCACTTCCTCGGCGGACTGGGGGAGGAGGTTGAGATTAGCCTTCAGCCACTCCACATTGGGTCGGGAGAATATGGACTTAGAGGTCACATTGTGCCCCGTAAACCAGGGGAGGCGCTTGAGGACTTGACTCTGGAGCCGTCCGAAGAGGTTCTCGATGGTCTTCGATTGCGGCCTATTGGGCTGTGTCGATCGGTGGAGGATGGCGACGCGGTCGAGCCACTCCGTGGCGATGCTGCTCGTCTGGCCTCCTTGGTTATCATGGACAAGCTCATAGGGGCGGTGTCCCGCTCTCTCGAGAGCCATCCGAACGGCTTTATATTGCAGCTCGAAGGTCTCCTGTTCGCCCACACTGTAGCCGATCAGGCAGTCGGAGTAGGCATCTATCACCTCCACCACCACGAGGCTCCGGAGTGTGCCGTGGTCATTGTAGTAGAGGTTGAGCTTTGTCCCGTCGATGTACCAGAGGGAGTCTCTCTCCCGGGGCATCGTGGTCTTGTGCTTATACCCATACGCCTGGTAGGTCTTATGCTCCCCGATCCGTGGGGTGAGCCACCGGGGCTTCACTGCCGGACTGGTGAGGTAGGCCCGGAGGGTCTGGATGCTCTCCAGCGGCTGGAAGCCGTAGAAGCCTGCCACGCGATTAAATTCCTTCATGATCTCCTCCATTGAGAGGGTCGGTATCTTTGAGCGCTTGAGCGCGACCAGGAGGTCCCCGGCCGCAGGGCTGATCTTCTGGGAGTTCGTATTGCCGAGGGTGCGGGGCACCAGACTAGCGTAGCTCTCTTTCTCATACTTCCGGAGCTTCGAGATGAGCCTCCGCGTACTCCGAGGGAGTGTGTGCCCTGTGCCCTCTCGGAGGGCCTCAGAGACTCGCTGGAGGATCTCGGGGATACCCGTCCCTCCGTTTCCCAGCATGTCGCGCATAAGGGTCAGCCGCTTCTCCTCGCTGCTTAGAGCATTGAGGACGGAAGCATTGGTCGCATACTCATTGATCTGTCGGTCGGTGAGGTGGGTCGCCCGACCATCGGCACCGACATAGGTATAGCTCCCGAAGTAGCCCATCGCCTTGAGGTCTCGCTCCACGACCACCTCCTTAGGGTTCGGACTCTCGCCGGTGGCGGAGGGGAGCCCGTGGCGCTCGATGAGTCGATCTCTCAGCTCCCGGGGGAGACTATCCACATCCACAAGAGCCTTCACTCCTCGACCTCTGGCTCGACGGGCGTAGCGGACCACTCCCCGAGCGAGCCGGCTCCGAAGAGTCCCCTCCCTCATGATCGGGTCTGCTCCTCCGCTTAGCTCTTCGTAGGTGGCTGACAGCTTGCCGTCGTAGTACTGCATGGCTCAGAGGGACGCTGCGAGGAGACCCATACGAGCCTGTAGGCTCATCAGCTGGACGACCTTCATCTTCTCGTGATGCTCTCTCTCCTGTCCATCGACGTAGACAGTCACGTCTCCCGTCTCCTTGTCCGCCACGAGGCGGATGCGACTCCCCCACGTCTGGATCATCTGCCCGTGGGCATTGTGGATCGTCGCCATCTCTTTGTCAGGGAAGTGCTTCCCTCCTTTCTTTAGGGCGAGCGTCCGGATCTTCTGTGCCAGCTCTGTGTTGCTCCTGTAATTGAGCGCTGCCGAGACCATCTCGCGCCGCACGCCGAAGGTCTCCTCCAGCCATCGCCGGACTTCCCGGGTCACCAGGATCTTCTCTTTTAACATATCTCTTTACTCTGCTTTTTGATTACCTTTATAGCCGTCACACATTGTGATCACGTGACAAAGATACGATTATAATCGCAGCAACCAAATAAAATGACGACTAATATCGCAACTTCTAAGGAGAGGCTTCAGGAATACCTAGACTGCATGGGAATTCCGACGAGTGTATTTTATCGGACCACTGGGCTTAGCCGTGGTCTCATGGACTCGGATAAACTGCATCAATCTCTGTCCACCGACAAGGTTGCGACTATAATCGCAACCTACCCTGATCTGTCTTTGGAGTGGCTCATTACTGGAGAGGGGTCGATGCTCCGCTCGGAGAATGGCATCCGCTTCGAGGAGACTATTCAGAAAGCTCCCGTTCGGCTCCATCGGATAAGTGGGAAGAGTAGGGACACAGTAGTCTCGGAGCAGTCTGTGCCGCTCTATGGCGTGGAGGCCACCGCAGGCATCATGGCTCAGGGAGACATGAGCGACTATATCATCGATCACATCAGCATCCCGCACATGCCGAAGGTCGACGGGGCGCTCGTCGTCACAGGCGACAGCATGTACCCGATCATCAAGAGCGGCGACATCGTCCTGTATAAGGTCTTCCAGGACTTCCAGCACATTATCTATGGACAGATGTACCTCGTCTCGGTGATTATGGAGGGGGATACCCTCGTACTTGTCAAGTACGTCTATAAGGTCGAGGGAGCAGAAGACTTCATCCTTCTCGTGTCCGAGAATAAGCACCACGAGCCGTTCAAGGTGCCGCTCACAAGCGTCCGCTCTCTCGCACTCATCAAGGGCTCCATCCGATACCATGTTATGTAGCGGAGAGGCGTGTGCGCACCCCCTTTTCACCCCTCCGATACATCTACGGTCTAAATACCAGACACTTACATATATTTCCACTCCCTCCCGGGCGTCATTAAGTGGTGGCGTTATCCCCTCGTGTACTCGCTTTCCACCGCCATTTCAGCCGCTTTTTATCCGTTATGCCATCCGCACGGCGCTTTTTTGTGTACGTCTGTGCATAACCTAAACGCCCTTTTGCATAAGCTAAACGGACATTCCGTT